TAGCTCCTATCTCATCCGTAAACATTAAGTCACCTCTATTCTTAAACTATCAAAACGATACTCATCTCGTCTGTCTCTACCTTCAAATAGATTTTTCTGACGAGAGATTTCTTCCATAAACCTTTTTTCATATTCTGCTAAAAGGGTAGGTTCTCCCTTCATAAATATATAAGCTTCAATTAAAGAACCATACAATAATGCATTTCTTGAATTTTCAGACAAGTAAGTACCACTTGTATTTACTGTTAAGCTTGGAGGCCTATATAAATAATTTAATTCCATAGTATAATTTGCATCAGGAGTAGGAGCAACTAAAAATGTATTGTCTTCACCTGCTGTATTACTACCAGCATCAAAATCTGCGTAATATTTTGGTAATCCATTTAAATTAGCTTGAGCTGGGTCTATGTCATATTCCTGAATAAAAGATGGGTGTTTTTTATCTAAATAATGATAATCACCATTTGCATCAATTGCTGCTAAAGAAAAAGACGCTAAATAATCTGTAGGACCTTTTAAAAATCTATTTCCTTGCGTTACATTACCTGTAGCTGTTTTTCTAAAAACATTAACTTGCACAAGCTCTAACATTCTTTCTTCAGCAGATATAATAAAATCATTTAGACTGCTTACAAAAGTAGCTTCATTATTTTGTGTGTAATTTTGTATAAGTGTTTTTAATTCTGCTAATGTCATGTTGTTACCACCGTTACTGTTCCTACACTACCATTAATAGATGAGAATGTAAGTGCTGTACCAATTGGATCTACTACCAAAGAGTTAAAAGCATTTATTTTTGTTGTTCTAACTAAACCTTCACCCGCTGGTACATCTTTATCAGGTCTTGGTTCATACAATGCTTGTGGATCAGCAAAGTTTAATCTTACTTCAAGTTGAGGTTGTTTAGGCTCCCAACATTCTGAGCATGTTTTAAAACCATTCCACTCATTGTGTAATTCTTTTAATAGATATCTTTGTCCACATCTATCACATTGTCCTAGAGCTCTTCTTCCGTTTGCATAAGCCATTAACTAAGTCTCCTATAGCTTCGCATAGAAGGTCTAACTTGATAACTTTGACGAACTTCGTCTTGATCAGCAGCTCTTTTAAATTCTTCTTCATAACTTTGTTTTAACAACATAGTTCTTTCTGGTGCTCTCTTAATAGAAAGATAATAAGCAAGACCAGCAGCTAAACATGGGTAAAACCTAAACGGAACTTGCATTGTGTTTGGACCGTAGTCTGCATCTTCTATTCTTCTAAGATAATTAAATACTAAACTATCAGAGTTATTGTTTGATGTAGGCCATACTTGTATCTTTGGAGATATTTGTTTATCTACAAAATATTGACTTGGTTGACCTTGTGTTGATTTATCAGGAATCTGTAAATATTCATTTCTTCCAATAGGTTGGATAATTATGTCAGAAGTTTGTCCGTTGTTTAAAGTTCTGTAAGCAACACCTAAAACATCAATAGCACCTTCTGGTAAACTATAATCTGTTTGACCTTGAACTAAAGTTTCTGTGTGTTGAACAACTGTCCATTGATTTAAACCTCTGTTAGCCCAATCAGCTAACATAAGATTTAAACTTCTTTGAGCAGTTTTTAAATCATAACCAGTTCTTAATTGTAGACCGCATCTTTCAAATGCTTCTTCAACGTATTCTGCTACGTCTAATTCAAAATCTCTACTATTACTGGTTGCCATGTCATTATCCTATTTTAGTAAACTTGCGTTTTCCTGGAGCTATTGCACCACAACCTATATTACCAGTTCTTTCTCCCGGTTTCAAAGGTTGTCCATTATAACTTACTAAACCACCTTCTTTAAATTTTAAAGAAGATAAAGTTTTAGCTTGTTTAGCATGTAATTTACTTGCTTTTTTCAATCCTTTAGTAACTTTTTTTACTTTTTTTTTATTTTGAATTTGTTTATTCATTTGAGCTCTCGAAATTGGCATTATAATAAAGATCCAAAAATATCTACATCAGTCATTTGAGGCTGATCATAATCTTGTCTACTTGCATATGTAGGTTGTTGATTTCTAAGGTTTGGGTTTGCAAATTTAGAACCAGGTTCAGGATTGCCGTATTTTGCAAATCTTTCTGCTTCTCGTGCTTTATTTCTATCCATAATATATTGCATAGCTGCTAAAGTATTTTCAGTTCCACCACCAGCTAATCTATCAGCTTGTTGTCCATAATAAATTCTTGACATAAACTCAGGATCTTGACCAATCATCATTTGTGTAATGTCGTATCCTGTAAAACCTGGATGCCTTGTTTCGTTAGGCCCATAACTAAAAGGTCCAAAATCAAAATCGTCTAATGTTTTACGAGGTGCTGACATGCCTGACATACCTAACATACTACTTGCATTTTGTGCACTTAATGGGTTTCCTGAACCTCTTGAATTTACATTAAGATTAGGACTAGATCTTCCATATGAAGTTGGCACTCCTGATACTGCAAAAGCAGGAGCTGCACTATTAAAAAATGAACTAGCATAGTTACCTAAAGAGCCTAATCCGCTTAAAATTGCTTGTCCTATCATATCTATGCCATCACTAATTTTAATAGCAAGCCTATTACACTTGCTGAAGCACCAATCAATATAAACTCTATTCTATAAAGTCTTTTATCTATTGCATCATATCGTTCACTACATGCATCAACATGTGAATCAATTTTAGTTTCTACTGATGCTACTGTAGGTTTAGCCATTATACAGCTCCACCAAACAGATTGGTGTATACTCCTGGGTTGTTTTGTTGAAGATAATCTTGATATCCTTGAGAGTATCTGCTGCCCTCAAATGGAGTATTTAAATAAGAACTATACTCAGGTGTGTAAATATCACCAGAATAACCATATGTTTGAGGGTTGCTTAGTTGATTATATAATGATGAATAAGGATTGTAGGCCATTTGATTATAGTTATTACCACCAAAACCACCGTAGAACATGTTATTCATGCCATAACCTGAGCCATATCCTGAATTATAACCAGAAGGTGAGAATCCTAGTCCTGTGTTACCATAAAAAGAACCAATTCCACCTGCATATGGGTTCATTCCATATCCATAACCCATTCCTGAGTTAAAAGGATTACCATAACCCATACCATACATACTGCCATACATATTATTGTAACGACCAGCACCTTGTAGTGAATTACGGCTTTGCATAAATTGATTTATTAAACCCATAAGACCACTCATATCTCCAAGACCTGTTTGACTAGAAGGTTGATTTTGTTGAGCTAATAAATTATTGTAAAGTTGCTCATAATTAACAGATCCAGTTGTATTATTAGTAGTTGTATTATTAGTAGTTGCATTGCTAGAAGAACCCATATTTGTAGTAGTTATGTCTGGATTTGCTACTGTAGCATCAAGAGCACTATTATATGTTGTAATTCCTGGAAATTGAGCACTTACTTCTGATGCAAGACCCATACTAATATTACCTGTAAGAGGATTTACATAAAAAACTTGATTTCTTCCGGTTCCAGCACCAAAACCAGGATTATTTGGATTATAAGTATAATTACCTGTAAATTCAGGTATTGTTGACCTGTCAAAATTTTTCATTAAATCTTGAAAACCTGTTAAACGATCTCCTACTAAATATCTAGCAGCTATTTCTTCAGGTGTCGCACTTCCTTCTCTTAGGAATATAGCACCACTTCCTAGTCCACCTGCTGTTAAATAATCAGCAAGATCATCTATAGTAACACTTCCGTAATTTTCAGAATTTGGATCTGCCATAATAGATGATGCTAAAGATGAATTATCATAATTTGTATCAGAAATAAGAACAGGGTTGCTACCATCTGGTTGATATTGGATAACACTTCCATCTCTTGTTGTTACAAGAAAAGTTCCATCTGCATTTTGAGTTACTTGAGCATCTTGCAACCCAATGCGTAAGTTGTCTGTTAATCCTGAAATTTGTGATAAAGCGTTACCACTTAAATCTGTGTTACTTTTAAATATATCAATAGCGTTAATTATTGACTCGTCAACATTGTTATTATTGTTATTTCCACTTCCAGACCCACTATCAGATCCTGATCCAGAGTTATCTGTTCCACTTCCTGAGTCTGTTCCACTTCCTGAGTCTGTTCCACTTCCATCAGCTCCACCGCTATCAGCTCCACTTCCTTGGTTTTCGCCACCGGAATCAGTTCCGCTATATTCTAAACCAGAGTTTATTAGTGCCTGAGAAAATGCATCGGGAGCTCCACCTTCAACATATTCACCATCTACCATAAAAGCATTGTCATCTCCAAAAGGAGAACTTAGCATAGCTGCTACATCGCTATCAAAAACTGCTCCACTTGTAGCACCATCTTGAGTACTACCACCATAATTTTCTATAATACCGCTACCATCGGTGGCATAAGTAACACCACCAATAGTAACAGTTCCATCAGGATTGGTAGTTACTAAATTAGTAAGATAATCAAACATATTTTACGCCGTATAAGTTATGACGCAATTTGTAATACCTGCGTTCGATACTACCCTCATGCCTCTGCTTAGCCTAAGCCCTGGATCTGAATAAAAACTATCGCTTGAACCAGAATTTACTTTAAAAG